CTTTGACCGCTCAATGCAGAGTAAAGGCTACGAATGCGACGCTCTTTACTTTCAATACGACAATACAATCCCCTGCAAGCGGTGGCAAGTTTTCAATCTCTTTGCCGGGAGCTACAAGCCTTGCTTTGACTCCGCAAAAAGGGCTAGTCTATGATGTAAAAATTGCATGGACTGGAGGAGATACAAAATACTGGTTAGGTGGTGATGTCGAGATAATTGACACGGTGACTGCATGAGTCTAAGTAATGATAATGTAACAATCATTACAAGGGCTGACGCAATCAATATAGGCCTTGTAGATGGCAGTATTGATATAACTGCAAATCCTCAAGACATTATAGTACAAGTCGGTGCGACTCTTTCGACAAGCGCGGGATCTTTCGTAATTGGAGAAACGCCAAGCGGACTGATTAACGGGTCAAATGCGACCTTCATTACTTTGCAAAACTTTGTCCCTGAAAGCGTGCAAGTCTTCATCAATGGCGTATCACAAACAAACGGCGTTGATTATACGACTTTTGGAAGTACAACAATCAATCTAAATGTATCGCCTGTAAGTGGTGACTATATTAGAGTGAATTACAAACTAGGATAATACGATGCCAGAGACCACAATAGCAGGCCGCCAGATACGCGATGGTGCGATAACTAATAGCAAAGTAGCTGCGGGCGCTGCAATAGATTCGAGTAAATTAGCAGACGGCGCAAACTTTCTTAAAAAGGATGGGACGGTTGCTTTAACAGGTAACTTGAGCGCGGGCAATAACAAAGTAACTACCCTTGCGACTCCAACTGATTCCGGCGATGCTACTACCAAGGGTTATGTAGATACATTGATTGCAGGACTTCCATCAGCTTACAAGTATCGCAATGTCCACGCGGCTACGACTGCGAATATCAATTTAAGCAATCCTGGAACGGACACTTTTGATAGTCATGCTTTAACAATCGGTCAACGTCTTTTAGTTTGGCAGCAATCGACTCAAAGCCAAAACGGTATCTATGTTTTCAACGGCTCTTCGAGTGCTCTAACCCGTGCTACTGATTCGGACGCATGGGACGAGCTTACAGGTACTCTTGTCTATGTGGACGCAGGCACTTTGTACGGCGATAAAAGATTCTATTGCACTTCGAATACGGGCGGTACTCTTGGTAGTACGGCGGTCACTTATGTGCAAGATACAGCGGGCACTTTATCCCCGACAAACTTTGTAACTGAAGAGACTCCGAGTGGTTCTATTAACGGCTCAAATACGGCGTTCACTTTGGCTAATACTCCAACAAGCGGAACGCTTTGCTTGTACTTAAACGGAATGAGACTGAAGAGCGGCGCGGGTAATGATTACACGCTTTCAACGAATACAATCACGATGGCGACGGCTCCAATTAGCGGAGATGTTTTAATTGCTGATTACATGAAGTGATAAGATGCCTACAACAAAACTAAATAATGGTCAATTGCCTAACTCGTTTGATTCAAAGACAATCGGGACAAGCAATACAATCAATACGAATCTTACCAAGCTATCCATTGCAGGCGGTTCTAATGGTCAAGTATTAAGCACTAATGGTAGTGGTACTTTAACATGGGTCACTATATCGAGTTCGGATATAGATTTAGGCGTTTTGTATGACTTCGGTACTTTTGAATCCCCTGCAAATTATAATCTAGATATGGGAGCTATTTAACATGGCATTAAAATTAAGACGCGGTACGAATTCTGGTAGGACTGCAATCACCCCTGCTGAAGGAGAACCGATTTATACAACCGACACAAAAGAACTGTATGTCGGTGATGGTACTACGGCTGGTGGAATTAAGATTACAGGCGCTGCTGTTACCGATGGCGACAAAGGAGATATTACAGTCTCTAGTTCAGGCGCTACTTGGACTGTAGATAATGACGCGGTCACTTATGCTAAGATTCAGAATGTATCAGCCGCTTCAAAGCTGTTAGGCCGTGGTGATTCAAGTTCAGGCGATGTGCAAGAGATAACACTCGGCACGGGCCTAACAATGACGGGCACTACTTTGGCTGCGAGTGGTGGTGGTGCTCTTGGCGCTCCGACTTATGTAGTGACCAAGACTGCAAACGAAACTGTTACAAGCTCAACAACATTGCAAGATGATGACCATTTATACCAAGCGTTAACAGCGAATAAAACATATATTTTCAATTTTAACCTTTTGTTTGATAGAACAGACTCGTCAGGTACGCCAGGTTATCAATTAGCAGTAGCGGGTAATAGCCAGGGGTCTTGGAATTTCTTTGAAAACGGTGCAAATTCAAGACAAATAGCAGATGGTACAACAGTAGCATTCACAAATTCACACGGGATAACACAAGGTATACCTGTTTTGCAACAAATACGCGGCGTTGTTAATTTAACAAGTAATTTCACTTTAAAACTTCGTTGGTGTCAAGGCTCAAGTAATGCAACGGGTTCAATTATATTGGCAAAGAGCCAATTAATAATATGGGAGGTTGCATAATGGAATTGACATTGCAAAAAAAAACTGAAGCCGTAAATACGCCTGTTTTGGCATTCGATGCTGAATGCAATCCGACTGAATACGGCGCTTCGTTCCCCGTTATGCTATGGAAATTCATAGATGAAAACGGCAATATATGGAATACCGAAACTGCAATTGATGGCACTGAAGAAGAAGCCGCAAGTATCATTTTAGGCATTACCAAGTGAGTCAATACAGACCCCGCTTAAACCATGAAGAGTACACGGCGGTGCTTAACTATCGGATAGGCAAAGGCTTTGAGCCGAGCCCTGAAGACAAGCCCGAAGTAGTTCCCGAATGGCTTAATACCTTTGAAGATGGACGCGAGGAGGTTTTGCCCGTTTTGCGTATTCAAGGCAAGACGGCGGTCTTCAGTGATATTCACTTAGGTATCCATGACAAAGCGGCGCTTATTGCAGCGATTCAATATGCAAAACAAGACCGAGTAGAGAATATAATTTTGAATGGTGATATACTAGACTCGGCTCAAATCTCAAGGCACCCGAAACACGCTGATACGCCAAAATTCTTAAACGAGATCGAACTTGCAAAGCAGTTTTTAGAAGGCTTGAGGTCCGAGTTTAAAGACCAGAATATCTACTTTAAAATTGGCAATCATGAAGACCGCTTGGAGCGGTACTTAATGCAAAATGCAGACGCGCTTGCTGGTTTGATTGATTTCCGCAAACTGCTAAAACTTGATGATCTTGGAATACGCTTTGTCGAATCTACGCAATTTATGAAAGTTGAAAATACCTACATAGTCCACGGTCACGAAATGAAAGTATCAGGCGGCGTAAACCCCGCCCGCGCTTTGATTCTCAAAGCCGCGGCTAATGTTGTGATGGGTCATGTGCATCGTACTTCCTTTGCATCTATCAAGAGCTTGGATGGTAAATTTTACAAGGCATATACAATGGGATGCCTATGCAAATTGAGACAAGCATATATGCCACACTCAAATAGCAATCATGGTTTTGCAATCATTCAAGAGAATGGTATGGTAGATAATCTCTTTATTGAGAATGGAGTAGTGCAATGAGATTCAATGATGTGCTTAATGCAATGATAATACTCGCAGTCTTGCTTATTATCGGCTTTGTTTCGGGGCTTCACGTAGGCCGTACGAGCGCAAAGCGCGTAACTGATACAATCACTTCCGTGCAACTTATTGAACGCCCTGTAACGATTAGAGACTCAGTGCATACGAAGTCGGTTACTATCAAGACTAAGGACACTATCTACTTTCTTGATAAGCCCGTAATTATTCCTTGTGGAGATACTTCTTTTATCGCTCAAAGCGATAGCGTAATTACTGCGACTCGCGATACGATCAATATGGCTTTTGCCTATGCAAATCGCAAGGGTCACTTCTCACTTGTTTACAGACCGCGCCCTGATTCAATTAAGGTAATTACTTTACCGACTGAAGTGAAAACCGAGAACAACTGGGGATGGGTTGTAGGTGCTCTTGGTGTTGGATTAGGTTTGGGAGTGTATTATGGCAGGCGCTGATAACCTCAAAGGACATAGCTTCAGAGACAAGCCCGAGCGTATCAATCGAAATGGTAGGCCAAAGGGTTCGATAACCTATGTCAAAGACCTTGCAATGATGGCGGCGCAAGAGCTATCAAAGCCCGGCAAAACAAAAGAAACTGTAGCGGCTGAAATTATCGATATGCTGATTCATAAAAAGATTTTGCTAAAAGAAGATATAACAGCCATGAAACTACTAATGGAGTTACTGACTCACTTGAATAATCAAGTAGCAGAGAAAGGCAAAATGATAATAGAGTGGGGTTCGCAAAATGGACACAGTGATCAGGATAAAACCGCATGATAAACAGCTTGAGATACTTCGGAATAGGAAGCGCTTTAATGTTGTTCGGTGCGGTCGTCGCTTTGGCAAGTCTTATTTGGCTTTTGCTTTGGCCCTTGAGAAAATGCTGGAAGTTGATGGCTCGTATGTTCTCTACACCGCGCCCTCATATACCGAGCTCTCAGGACGAGAGACCGAAGCACAAAATTTCTTTGCACCGCTTGGCGCAACTTACAAACAAGGCCAGATTAAACTAGGTCGTAGTACATTGGTTTTGCAGGGTATTTACCGAGCGGATGGCTTAAGAGGTAATAAGTTTCATAGAGTGATTTGCGATGAGTGGGCGCATTGCCCGAATGCTGAAGACGATTGGAACTTTGTGCTTAGTCCGATGCTCGCAGATTATGAAGGAGATGCGTATTTTTTCTCAACGCCGAAAGGTAAAAATCACTTTTGGCAATTAGATCAGCTCTCCGAGACCATGGATGACTGGCAATCATTCCACTACTCGACATACGACGGCGGGCAAATCAAGATAAGCGAAGTCGATAGGCAAAAGGAGCTATTACCGAGCTTGGTTTTTGCTCAAGAGTTTCTTGCAGAATATGTCGATAGATCAGCGGCTAAGATTAAACGCGAATGGCTACGCACGACAAACGGCCAAGAATGTACGGCATATTACATTGGAGTTGACTTGGCAATTAGTCAAAAAGAGACTGCAGATTATACGGCGATTGTGGTAATAGGCACGACAAAAGATGGTGAGGTAGTTGTAGTTGAGGCGGACCATTTCAGAGCGCAATTCCAAGAGATAGGCCGTAAGATCATGTCAGCCGAGCAAAGATGGAATGCAAGAGTAGTTGCAGTGGAATCAAATCAGGCGCAAGCTTGGATGGTTCAAGAGTTAAAAAGAAATACTAAGATGAATGTCGTAGGTGTGAGAGCGGATCGAGACAAGGTAATACGCTTTCAGCCAGTCGAGGCACGATATGAACAAGGGCTTGTTTATCATGTCCCTCATATCAATCCGGAATTTACCGAGGAGCTGCTATCGTTTACGGGCACTCCACAAGACAAGCATGATGACTTTATTGACGCGTTGGGCTATGCCTTCAACGCTATTCGCAAAACTCCACAGATATATGTATGAGTCTACTTGACCAACTTAGAGATAGAATCGCGAGCGCAGTTGCACCGCGAAGAAACGACAGACCATTTATTCGGTCGGGTGGCTCTCGCAATATCGGTGCGACTCAAGTCGGTAATGAGTTAAGCGCTTCGCTTCGAGGGACTGTATTCGCTTGCTTGCAGCATAGAGCAAATGCTTTGAGCGGTATCAAGTTCGATGCATATAAAGAGCAAAACTATGAGAAAGAAGAACTCGGTCGCGGTCATTGGACAAACGAATTACTTAGCAATCCGAATCCGTACTTCACACGCTCGCAAGTCTTTGGATATATTGAAAATTGGCTTAGCATCAATGGCAATGCGTTTATATGGACTCCGACAAATGGCTATCGCGTGCCATTGCAGATGTGGGTATTAAATCCGACAAGAATGCGAGTCATTAAAGGCGAGAATAACTTCATAGATGGGTATGTATATCAATCCGCGCAAGAGGGCAATATAGCTATACCAGAGAAAGAGATTATTCACCTTGCTAAGCTCCACCCCGCCGCGCGTCCTGAAGAGATAATCGGTATGAATATCTTTGGTGTTGGTCTTGTTTCAGCCGCTTTGGAATATGCGAATATAGACCGCGAGGTATCAGCGTACTTAGCTCGCTTGTTTGCGAATAATACAGTCCCGCCGCTTATTGCAAAGTTCCCCGAAAGATTCGAACAAGATGAATGGCAAAAGCTGAAAAGCGCTTGGAATGAAGAACTCCCAGACTACAAGCTCCGAGCTTTGCTTGGAGGTGGTATGCAATTAGAACTCCCGCCAAAAGGTGAGCTATCGGTAGGCTATGACTCTGTTAGCAAAGATGTAAGAGCTCAAATCTCTCAAGTCTTTGGCGTGCCTCCTGGTATGCTTGATGGATCATTCCAAAACCGAGCGACTGCAGAGGTTCAGTTCGCAATCTTTAGACAAAACACAATCGATCCCGAAGCTCTCTATATTGCCGAAGAGTTTACGCGCCATTTTAGACGCTGGGAAGAGGATGTCTTAATTCAAGCGCAGCCGTACGAATATGCAGACCCCGATGCTGATATGAGGCAAGAAGAGTTCGAGCTTAAGTGGGGAATTAAGACAATCAATGATGCAAGAGGCGAGCGCGGATATGACCCGATACCAAATGGAGATACGCCGCTTATTGCTAATGGTTTTGTGCCTTTGCAAAGCGCCGTAAATCCCGCTCCCGTGCCCGTAGTGGCTCGAAAACTCTTAACAAGGGCAAATGCCAAGCTCCCTATCGTTACAGCCGATGCAAAAGACCTCTTTTGGAGAAACTTCGACGGGATAACTGAAGCGAATGCAGGTAGCCTCGAGAATGTAGTTGAGATGATCATAGCTCAAATCAAAGAGCAAGTTTTTCAGCTTGCAGATGACGGCGTGTTAACCTTGGCTACGGTAGATGTATCGCCCGAAGAGCTTGCAAAGTATGATGCAATCATAGCCGATGCTGCAAATCAAGTAGCTACCGAACTCTATGCGACTCTTGCAATCGAGGGCGCCGTTCCTCCAACTGCAGAGGTTATTGCACTTGTCGAAGAGTCAAGCGCTCAAATCCGAGATTCAATCGGAGTAATCAAGCAAGAAGTACAAGCGACTCTCACTGCAAATGCTGGTAAGGATAAAGACGAGTTATTCAAGATTTTGAATACCAAGTTTGACTCTTTGCAAACAAGCAGAGCGCGTGCAATTGCAAATACGACAAGCGCAAATGTTACAAGCGGAATGCAATACGCCGTGTACAAAGATGAAGGCTTCAAAATGGTATGGCTAACTCAACGCGACAACCGCGTAAGACCCGCTCATGCTGCTATGGAAGGCTCGACTCAAGGCGCGGACGGATACTTTACGGTAGTGACTGAAGTTCGCGATAAAGAAGGCAATATCATTGAAGTCAAAACCGAGAAAGCGAAGCGCCCGCTCGGGTCAGGCTTAAGCGCTTCGAATGCAGTGAACTGCAGATGCCAATTATTCCCAGTGGAAGCCTAATGAGCTACAAGCCAAACAAAGGAATGCAAGAAGAAGCAGAGCGTGCTATCAGGTGGGTAGAAGAAGGCCGCAAAGGTGGTACTCGGATAGGCAAAATCAGAGCACGCCAAATAGCACGCGGCGAGAATCTAAGCGAGGATACTGTTAAGCGTATGTATTCTTTTTTCTCAAGGCAAGAAGGCGTAAAAGATGCCGAAGGCTTCGAGCCTGGTGAGGATGGATACCCATCACCTGGTAGAGTTGCATGGGGTCTTTGGGGTGGTGATCCCGGATACAGTTGGTCAAAAAACATAGTAGAGCAATTAAAAAATAGAGGTTTTAATATGAATTTAATAACACGCGAGCTGAACCTACAACTTAGGGACGGCTACGAATACGAAAAAGAGGAAGGCTACGAAGAGAAAGAGAATGATCTCTATACTTTCGTAGTATCGACTCCTGAAGTTGACCGCTATGGGACTATCATAGTTCCAAGTGGAATAGACTATCAAGCATATCTAAATAATCCCATAGTCTTAGCTCAACATGACTCGGACAAGTGGCCTATCGGTCGCTGTTTGGGTTTTGCAATGAATGGCGAAAACCTAGAAGCTACAATTCAAATTGAGTGTATTACTGAAGAAGGTAAGAAACTCAATAAGCTAATCAATGCAGGTTTTGTAAAAGCCGTATCGGTTGGTATCATACCAAATGAATACGAAGATAAAACAATCGACGGTCAAAAGGTAACTGTTTACACAAAGTCCGAGCTTGTAGAGTTTAGCGTTGTTTCAGTTCCTGCAAATCGCCAAGCCTTGCTTAAGAAATCAATCAAGACTTTACTCCAAGATTCAATTCAAAAATACAAAAAGGAAAGTAGAATGTTAACCCCAGAGATCGAAGCCAAGATCAAAGACGAACTTCTTCCTGCAATCAAGGAAGCGTTTGTCAATGAGGTAATTAATCTCGGCTTTTCACCTGAAGAAGCCGAAGCATCCGTAAACGCTTTTATTACTGCAGGCGCTCCTCCAATGCTAGCAGTTTTACAAGGCGAAGTCGCACCCGAAGTAGCCGAAGAACCAGCCGCCGCCGAGCCCCCAGTCGAAGTGGTTGCAGAGTCCATCGAGGCTAGTTTCGAGGTTCCCGAAACTCGAGTCGGTAAGAAAATAGCAGCTTCAACACAAGCGCAAATTAATGAAGGTATGGATATGATTCAAAACGGTTACAAGATTATCAAATCTGCAGTAGCCGGCGAAGCAGGCCGTTCAATTACTTTGAATATGCCTAAAAAACTCAACACAGACGAATTACTCAATTTAATCTAAGGATATTGCATAATGGAAAACATTATCGTAACAAAAGACCAACTTAAAGAAGTTGTTGACCGCAAAGTTGCTGATCAACTTCGTACACAAAAGCCATCAAGTAACAATGGCTTTGTAACAATCAAAGCAGATCACGACGCACGCCGTGACCAAGCTCGCGTCGTAGCTGACTATATTCTTGCAGTTCACAAAGGCCGCGAAGGACAAGCAGACGATATCGCACGCAAAGCAAACGAAAAGTACATCACAAGAGCTGACTTTAATACCGGTACATCCTCACAAGGTGGCGCGGCGGTTCCTCAGTTTTGGGTAGAAGAGATCATGAACTTTGCAGATCAGTACGGATATGCAAGAGCACTCGCGAAGATCTATCCAATGCGCGGTAAAACTGAAAACTTGGTATCAAGTGGCGCGTTCACTGGCGCGGTAGTTGCCGAAGGTTCTGGTCTGACTTTGACTGACTCAACTAACTTCTTTACAGCGACTCAACTTACAGCTCGTAAGATTGTAGCCGGTGCGATTATCTCCGAAGAGCAACTTCAAGATGCAACCCCTGCATTCTTGGATTATGTAGTAAACGGTCTTGGCCGCGCGCTTGCTGAAACAGAAGACAAGCAGTTTTTCAATGGTAATGGTACGGCTCCAAACTTTACAGGCTTAACAGGTATCTCCGGAACTACAACAGTTCGCCAAGGTGGTGCTAATAACTCTGGTAAGGATACATTCGGCGAAATCTCATGGACTGACCTTTGGAACTTGCGCCTCGGTGTAAATTCCGGCGTTGGTGCAAATGGTGCTTTTGTAGTGCCTCAGTCAGTTTTCGGTTTCCTCATGAAAGAAACAGCAGGCTCACGCCCTGTTTTCGACATGGTTCGTCCAATCGAAATCACATCAATCGGCTTGACAGCTCTTGCAGGTAATTCATACTTTACACCTACAGGCCGCCCGATGCATGTCGTACCAGATGCACTATTCCCAACAAGTGCAGCGAATACAGCATCTGCATTCTATGCTGATTGGAATCAGTTCACTGTTATGGGTATCCGCGAGGATGTAACAGTTAACGAATACAAAGAGTATTTCGGTGCGACTGGTTTGGGTGGTACTCATCAAAAAGGTATCGAAGTTGTCGAGCGCGTTGCTTTCGCATTCCCAGCTCCAAGTGCTATCGGTGTTCTCAAAACTTCAACAACCTAATTAGGTGATTTATGCTCGTAGATGTAATTCTAATCGAGCCGTATAAAGGTGTTTCGGCAGGGTATGAGACTTCTCTCCCTGCCGAGATTGCCGAGGCTCTTATTAAACAAGGCAAGGCGAAAGATGCAAAGCCCGCGCCGAAAGTAGAAATAAAGAAAACAGGTAAATAACCATGCCATATACAAGCGCAAATCCGAGGGCGTTTAATGCTCTCATGACCTTTCTTAATTTGGAAGTTAATGGCGATCCGACCTCCGAGGATACGGCGCTGTATACTTGGTTTGATGACCTGATAACAACTTGCTATGTAGAGGCTGAAGGCTATTGCGGTCAGCCTCTCCGTAGTGGGACGATATATTACCAATTTTACGCCTCAAAAGCCCAACGCGGCCTCGAAGCGAATCACTCATGGAAATATATCCCCTACAATGCAAACACGGCTCTTACGGCTTTGCAATGGCGCGAGAATGAGTTTGCAACTTATGCGAACTTTGACGCGGGTAACTATGCATGGAACGCCGAGCCGTATGCTAATTACATTGTCTTTCGTGATAAGACAAATGGACAATTCAAGGCGACGCTAACAACTGGCTTCAGTGATGCGTCAATGCCATATACAATCTTGCAAGGCATAGCCGAAATGGTCACTCTTGCATATAAGCAAAGCCCTCAAGGCGGTAATTGGTTCGGGCTAAACTCAGTCGCAACAGGCGGCGCGGGTCAAACAGTCAGCCAATCACTCAAAACCGATATAGGATGGCATAAGTACTTTGCTCAATTCGTTATACCAACGGTGTAATAATGATCAATAGCGAAGCTTTAAAGGGCATTTTACGGCCTGTTATTCTGAAGAGCTTGGAGCGCATGCCTTTTGTGATGCAGGCGTATATCGGAGCTAATATGGAATTCAGAGGCGCGGCTGATAGAATAGCACCTTCGACAAGTTCTAAGCTCGCGGTAAATTCGGGCACGCTCTTCCGTAGCTTCACAAAAGGTCAGCCCGGCAATGTTTTCAAAGTCTCACAAAATGGTGATAACTTCGAGGTAGAATACGGCTCGGATTTGCCATACGCAAGAGTGCAAGAATTTGGCGGCTTTATCGCGAGCAAAGGCAATATGCACAAGTACTTTTGGGCTAAATTCGCAGAGACTAAACAGCCGTATTTTAAGAATATCGCATTAAGCGTAAAAAAGAAAGGCGGCGTAAATATACCAGCCCGCCCGTACTTTAATCCTGCAGTCGAAAAGTTACGCAATGATGGCAAATTTGCTAGCGATATAAAACAACAAGTCATAAACGGAATACAACAATGGCAAGAGAGTCAGCGGCGATCAAATCCATAGCAGATAGACTTCGCACAATGAGCGGAGTCAAAGTCTATGACCAAGTAATGCTAGATAAATGGAATACCTATCAATTTCCTTTTGTCGGTGTTTTGTCAGGTGCAGATGCTCGCGAGGTAATAGGACTTGAAGACGATTCAGCCTTTGCAAATAAAGGCACGCTGGATATGTACTTGCTTGTCGGAGTGCAAGTAAAAAAGAATAGCACGGCGGGTAAGGCTAATTTGAGAGAAGCCCTTGCTGATCTTTGCGAGGCAATTGAAAATAAGCTCACAAATTACAAGCCCGATGTCTATGAGTCAGATTATGAGCGCACATATTTTGCGCCCGTGCATTTTATCGACGCGCAAGCGGTCACATTCAATGACGATGAAACGAAAGGCATATCTTTCATGACATTTAGGACGGTATATTACAGAGGAGATGTATGAAGTTAAGTGCATGTGTAATCTTTCA